GCAGAGTAGAAGTAGATGTCCACCGGAACCTCAAACTTCTTGTTGTTCGTCTGGTTCACCAGGTTCACGTCGCCCACGATCCTCATCACGCTCTTGCCCATCGCACGCAGTTTGTCTATATCGACATCAGTGCCCTCGTCGCCCATCACCTGGTTCTTCTCGAACAGCACCACCATCTCGTCGCTTGTCGGACGGTCCACCATATAGTTCGACAGTTCCTCATCATCACCCAACGCACGGTTGTACACACGCATGTTCCGCACCTCTACATCTGCACTCTCGCTCGTGATCTTGATGTTCGTGGGTTCTTCCTGGAGCAGCGAGTCCGTCGAGGCATACTGCTTCGCACCGCATAGGATGCCGTTCACATACAGCATCATCAGTCGGTTACCCTTCTTCTCCTGAACCACGAAGGCTATCTTCAGTGTCAAACCGCTCGCGAACTTCGTGCCCACTTCCGAGCCTGCGCCCGTCCGCATCAACGCCTCCTGCGTGGTCAGTCTGAAACCGACATTGCCGGCCATGCAGTCCACCACCGTGCCTTTGCGGTCGGTCACATTACTGCAGGTCAGTTCCATCTCGTAGGTTGCACCTGTCGTGGTGGCGTCATTGGCAAATGGCTTGTAACCTATCTCGATGTTTGCCCCGTTCGTCAGTTTCAGCGCGTCTCCCGTCCAGCCGTTGCTCTGCCAGTCAAAACCTTCAAACGCCGTTTGAACGTCGTTATAACGCCATTCAGCAGGCTCGCTCTCGGCATTGCTTCTGCCGGCTGCCGTCAGTTTCAGTACAAGTCCGGCAGTAGCCTCGCTCAGGTCAATGCCGCTCTCCGTCACCTTCACGTTCAGCTTGTATTCCGTTGTGCCGCACTTCAGCACCATCGCCACGTCGCCCTGCTCCAGGAAACGGTTTGTATATACCTGCGTAGTCCTCGGAACGCTCACCGTCTGCGTCCGTATGCCGTCTCGCCACACACCCACGGTCGCCGGGGTCGTTGTCGGGTCATACGCCACAAAGTCAAATCTCACCTGCTCATACTGGCCGGTTTCAATAGTCGGGGTCAGATGGTCGTCCGCAAAAATGCGTCCGTCACCGAAGGTCAGCTTCGTGCCTATATATGGGGCGTTCTGTCCGGCCTTCAGAATGTCAAAGTAGATGCTCTCACTCTTCAGCGTCAGCTCCGCGCTCGCCTCCATCTCGGCGACGATCTGCACCGTGTGCCGGCCGATGCTCACTCCCGACATCGACAAGGAGAAACTGCCGTTCGTCGTGCCGCTTCTTTTCACCGTCTGCGAGTCCCACTGGTGTCCGTCCAGATACAGCGTCACGGTTTTGTCGCCGCTTCCGCTCACCGCAAAGGGGATGCTCACCGCCTCGCTCACACCGTAGCCGCCCTTGGCGACACACTCGGCTATGTTGAAGCTGCTGCTCAGCGCAAGGGTCACAGCCTTCACGCTCACATAGCTCTGCCTCGTCTGTGTCTTGCCGGTGGTCGGGTCGGTTGTGGTAGCCCTCACATAGATGTCTGTCGTGCCGAGCAGCAGGTATTTCGTCAGATCCAGGGTATAGGTTCCCTTGCTCACATCATGCTGCGTGTCTGCATACATCACGGTAGCGCCCCTCTTCATCTCAATGCTGACTGTTGCCTTCTGGCCCGTGGATGTGCCTTTCTCGTCACCGCTGCTGTACTGGTGGTCATACGTCCATGTCAGCATTGCGCTGTCACCTTCCTTGATGATGGTCTTGCTGACGGCTGCATCCAGCACGATTTTCGTGGTCGAAGCGTCACCGCCTCCACCGCCGCTTCCTGCCGGAATGTCCGCAGACGCTATCTCCGCACCGCTCTTGTTGGTCAGTGCCAGGCGCACGCTGCTGCCGTCGTCACTCAGTTCGGCATTCATGCCCAAGACGGTGCTCGCCTCTATCTCCATCAGCTTTGCCGTCACAGCAGCGTTCTGCACCGGGTTCGTCGAGTTTGCGTTCAGGCTCTCGTCCACCTCAGTCTCGCTGATGGTGATGGCGACGTTGCCGTCCAAGCCAGGCTCCAGCTTCTTGCCGTTCAGCGTCACGCTCTTCACTGTACCGTCTCCGCCAAAGTCCTCCCAGCTCGCCGCCTGCTCCCAGCTCTCGATGTTCGTGCCCTTGAACTGCTTGGTCTCCCATTTGCCCTGTGCCGTCTCGTAGGTGATGCAGCGTCCCTTCGCACGTGCCTTTCCTTCCACGGCTGCTATGGCGGTCTCAAGCGTATAGTATCCGCTCTCCAGCGGAACCTGCTCCGTCACGTTATAGGTGTTGCCACCGCCGCTTCCGCTTATCTCCACCAGGTTCTCTTCCTCGTCGCTCCACACATACACCACGCCACCGCACACATACGCCTTGTCCTTCAGTACTTCCGTGCGCACATCGTTCATGTACATGTCAGCACCGGGCCAGTTGTTGCAGTATCTGTCGCCCTTCTTTCCGCGGAAGGCTTTGTTCACCGTGTCATAGTACACACCGTCTATCTGCGGATACGATACAAGCTGTCCCTCCACGCCTTCCACCAGCCCGTCAAACCGCGCTGTCGCGCCGTTCCTCGCAGCCAGTGCCGTTTCCTTGTACTCCGCTTCCACGTTCTCTGCCTTTGCCACAGCAGCGTTGGTCTTCTGGGCGGCATCCGTGGCCTTGCTTGCCGCATCATTGGCGGTTTTGGCCGCAGCTTCCGCTTTTGCTGTTGCCGTATCTGCTTTCTTTGCCGATGCGTCAGCCACAGCAGCAGAAGCTGCGGCGACAGCTGCTGCATCCTCCGCAGGTTTTGACAGCAGTTTCAGCGGAGCGCTCACCACCGTCTCGCCTCTCATGGCCGGGAGGCTCACCACACCGTCCAGCGTGCTTACCGTTTCCAGTTCGTCCACACTCTGGCTGTCAGTCTTTATCTGGTTCACCACATCCTGGACCAGTTCCTTTTTCTCTTCTTCTGTCAGTGCCATAGTCGTATCTCTCTTTTTGTTATGATTGTTTATTGATGATTCTTGCCGTATATTTCGTTGGCCAGCCGTTCAGCGTCTCTGTGCTGTCTGGGTCATACACCAGTAGCACCTCAAGCGTATCACCCTTGCCCATATCCAGTGTCTCGTAGTGTCCGCCATCCCAATCTACCATCACAGGCAGTTCCTCGGTGTTCCAAGGATATTCCTTTTTGCTGTCCTGCTGGCTGTAGCGTCCACACACCTTGTAGTTGCTCGACCCTATATCGGCGATGATAGTTATTCTCATACAGAATGGGGTGTTCTTTCCAATGGCCAAACCATCCCTCACTTGCCCTATCTTTGGCAGTGCTACAACGGCAGAGCTTTGCGTCGCCTTAACGATGAAGCGGTTCGCAGCCTGCAGGTCCATATAGCCGACAAACACCGTGTTCGCCTTGTCAAGGGCTATCTTTTTGTATGCATAGCCGTCCATAGCTCCGTTCAGCACGCCCGAACCTTTACCCGCAAAGGCGAAATTTCCGTTCATGGAGTTTTCTATGTCGAACACGATGCCATACTTCGGGGATATGCCAAAATCGAAGTTGTAATCAGTGGCAGTATCCACCAACCGGCATAGCATAGGTTGTCCGTAGTTGTTCCATGTGCCGAAGATGGCTTGCCGTCCCTTGTCGTTGAACCCTATCATGTCATCATACAAGAACAGGCCGTTTTCAGTATCCTTTACCTCTATTGTGCCATCTTCGTTATAGATTACATCTGCACCACCTATATGCCCATTTCCTATGCTGAAACCACCAATGGCTCCACCCTCAGCGTACACATGGCCTCGGAATGTTCCATTAACAGCCTCGATGCTGCCGTCTTCCTTTACCTTGAAATAGCCGTTGGCCGTCACCAGTCCCTCCAGCTTGATATTGTCCGCCGTCAGCTTGATGACGGTTTTCTTATTTCCCTCGGCATCCGTTTCCTCCACGCCCACACCTATCAGAGCCAGTTTGCCGTTTGCATCCTTAATATAGATACCCGTACCTTCAGGTTGTATCATCAGCCCCGTCTCTTGTAGCGCCCGCTCATCCTTGTCATACACGGCTGCCGATATTTTCACCAGTCGCTCCGACTGCTCGAACAGCGTTTTGTACTTGTACGTCAGCGCCTCAATCTTATCTGTGCTCAGCACCAGCATATACAGATAGATGTCGCCGTCAAACGCCAGCTTAAAGTCGCCCGTGCCGTTCCACAGTCCGCTGCAGGTGTATTGCACATAGCCGCCGGTAGCAGCGATTTCCTCGCTTACCTCCAAACTGTTGAAGTCCGCAAAGCCCGTCTTGTCAACATTCTCAAAACCAATCTTCAGCGTGCCTGCCTTTGCGCAGCGATAAAAGAAGCTCAGATACACTGGCAAGGCTTCCTTCTTCCCGTCGCCGTTCGTCGGAAATGTCGGCACAAAGCGTAGATTCTCATGCTTCTGACGGATATACTTGTTGCGAATCCGCACCACCTTGCGTCCCATGTCTGTCACCACGCTCGCGCCGTCACCCTTCTTCGATAGTGCTGCGCCGTTGGCCCACACCCATTTGTTGCCGACGAGGAAGAACACCGTCTCATTCTCCGAGTTCCACTTCTCCAGTCCAGATGCAAACGTCGGGTTGTTCAGATACCCCTTCTCGCTTAGAAAGTCGTTCCTCACGCTGTCAATCGCACTCTGCACCTTGCCCTCCGTTATCTCAAACCGAGTCTTCACGTCCTCGCCTGTCTCCAACACGAAGGTTCCCTTCATATAGGCGTTGTCTGCATATAGGCCGTTGCCCCGTGGTTGGCGGTCTGCCGGAAATTTGTCGTCCTTGATGCCGTCCAGGTTGCCGAGCCTTGCACGCAAAGCGTTGTCAAAGGTCTTGCCACTCACGCCGTCCATCACATCCACTCTCGGCTGTCCGTCCTCGGTTGCCGATATGAGCACAATATTCTGGCGGTCGGTGTTCGCCGTGTTACCCATCAGCACGCACTCGTCGCCCTCCTTCGGTTCCACGCCCTCAAACTCCTCCTTCGCCACCACGATACCGATCTCCGTAACATCGTCCACTTCCACCCAGTAGCTCCGCATGTCCTTGCCCGTGAATGTCTGACAGCGCACCAGGTCGTGCTGTACAAACATATTCTCCTGCTCGAAGGTGATAAGATAGTGCTCGCCCGATTCCTCCACGGTCTTAATGCGCCCGTTGGCCGCACTCACACATATCTGACCGCCCACGCTCCTCACCTTCTCGATGAGTAGTTCCATCACAGCCATCGTCTGCCTCACCGTCAGTTTGTCCACCGTCAGGTAGGTGCGCCCGTCCTCACCTTTCCATAGTTGGAACCCTGCGCCAAGCATCCCATCAACGAACTGTCCTGCACTCCTTATGCTGTCCGAGGTCACGGAGTCAAAGGTTACACCATCTGTTTTTCTCACTGGCTGATTCAGATAGTCGTCAAACTCACGGTAATCCCACTTGTCTGCATTATCAGCTTCCTTGGCGTGGTCTGCCTCCAGAGCATGTTTCGACTCATCTGCGTTCACAGCATGGTCTGCCTCCTTAGAGTGGTCAGCTTCTATCGCATGGTTGCTGTCCTTGGCATGGATAGCCTCCTTCGCCAGTTCTGCGATGTCAGCCTTGGCCGCATGCGCAGCCTCCTTCACTGCCATGCCACCGTAAGCGGTGCCACTCGTTCTCAGTGCCGACGTACTGCCCTCGTTCTTTGGTTTCTTTATTACCTTGATGTCTATCATTGCTCAATCTCCTTAAGTGTCATTTCTGCATATCCTTCCTCAAGATTACGGCTGATGCCCTGCACGAAGAAGGTTTTATCCATCATGGGATGGCGATAGTGAGCGAACAAACTCACGATGCCACCATCTGTATCCGTCAACTTCTGCGTCATAACAACCCTTGGTGCATGCCACTCTTTGTAATAGTAGTCCACATACAACTGCTCAGGCTTAGCGCTCATACCCCTCGAATAGTCATATACCGCCAACAATCCCTCTCCTGTCAGCGTGTTCAATGGGGTACTCATCTTCACGCTGTCCGTCACGTCCAGCGTCTGGCACTCCGTGGCTGTCAGTGCTGAGTTTATCTTCATTTCGATGTCGTCCTTCACGTTCACAAAACTCTCCTTTGTGTCGCTCATGTAAACGAGGTCGTTGTCACCAGTGTTGTTCACCAGTCCGTTGTCGCTGTATATCTTCACCTCAAACTGCTCCACCATGATACTACTCACATGCGCCAGCAGCGGTATCGTCGTACTGTTCCATTTCGTGTGTCTGAACCACGTCTTGTGCCGTCTCGTCACCACGTCCCACAATGCGTTCACTGGTCCCAGGATCATAAACTTAACCCTACCGCTCACCTTGTCTGCCTTTTTGATTGGTATCGCTATGCCCTCTGCATCGATGCCGAGCTCATAGTTCACATTGTTTTGCAAATCGAACTTGGTACCAACTATCTTGTCACCGATTTTCGGGTCAAAACCTATCGTAAAACACTGCTGGTAGTATTCGTCCTCATTGGAACACTCCTCCAGCGTCTTGTACTTCCGCCACTCGAAGTCCGTCACCTGTCCTTCTGTGCCTTTTTCCACCACACACTTATCCCCTATTATCAGCATACATGCCAGCACACCCACCTTTGATATATGGTCGCTGCCGTCTCCGATGGCACTATACTTGAACTCATACAACTGAGGACCGGTATCTGTGAACGGAACAAAGCCGTGCGCCGTTTCCATATCCCATACCACGGTCTCGTTAGGCGTTGCCGCCTTCCACCACTGCTGCGTGTAGTATCGCCCGTCACCGTTGTTTCGGCTCGGTACCGTCATGCCCGACCATTTATTGATACCTGAAAAAATGTTTCCCCATATTCCACCGTCATAGTTGTATATTGCTTTGTAGGTGTCCGTCAATGCCATCACTGGGTTCAGCACCAGTTTCCCGCTCAACACGATGTAGTTCGTCGTGCCCTCGTCTGTAGGCGAAAAGACACCACCAGTCATGCTACCGTTATACACTGCCCTCGGTATGCCTGCCTTTAGCGAGTTGGTATTAGGATAGGTAGTTGCCTCCTTGTCGTCACAGTTGCCGTTCACACTCACTACCAGGTAGTTCGTCATTTCCACTTTCGATGTCGGAGAGTTGTCCTTTCCGTCCGTTTTCTTTTCCACCTTACCAAGTGCAATGATGGCAGCACCCTGGTTCTTCGCCAACCAGTTCGGCAGTATATGTTGGTTTCGCCCCTCACTACAGTATTCCTCCATCAGGTTACCGCTCCCGCTCTTTGGGAACAGCCACTGACTGTTGTTCATCATCTGCACATACCAGTCAGTTACACAACCACCACTATAGGAGGTTTCCTGTCCGTGAGTCATTGCGTCAAAGGCATTTATTGCTTTCGAGCCCTCACCATCACTGCTGTATTCCGTCATGTACTTCTGCTTGTTGCTGAAGGGACTTTTCAGAAAATCGTTGTCAAGCGGACTCTCAATCACACTCTCCATACTCTCCACCTTGGCAGTCAGCATAATTTTATTGTACACCTCCCCTACGCTTATCGTTGTATCCGTGTCTGTCACCAAACCTGTCACGATGTCCGTTGTCTGCCGGGCCGTCGTCACGCTTGCGCCAGTCAGCAAATCTCGCCAGTAGATGCGTTCGTCGCCCTTCACGCTCTCCCAGGAGAACAGATAAAACGTGAACCCATCCTGCACGATGTGGAGGTTCAGGTACTTCAGTATCTCCTCTAACACCTCATCCTGCTGCCATACGTCATCCTCCTCATCACCAAGAAAAAGCAACTCGCTCACCGTCAGCTGCCCGAATATCGCATAATGGTTACCAGCCAAATCATCCACAGCCTTACTTCCATCATATAGGTAGCGCATGGCATTACCACCCACGATGTCAAGCTCAGCCGTCACTCCGCCCAATATCTCTTTCAGCATCGCCAAGAATGTGCGCTGTTCCGCCTCTGCCTTTACTACATTATACAGTACACCGAGCGAGCCGACATCACGATATTTAGCATACTGCAATGCCGTCAGCGCATCGATGCAGCTCAACTCTATCTCGTCAAACTCCTCGTTGTAGCCCTGCGAATAGCTCTGCGGTTCGATAAATCCGGCAAAGAGACATTCCCCCTCACGGTAGATGTTCACCACAGCGTCACGGCATGAGGCACAAAAGAAGTCCGGCACGAAGTTCCGCGCCAGAAGGCGTACAGTAGCCTGCTGGCAGAGCAAGTGGTCAAACGTATCGTTCACTTGACTCGTCAGTTCCACTGGATCATCAGTAAACGACAGTTCCCCATTCTTCTCACCAATGACAGTTTCCTTAGTACGGTCACCACCAGTCAGTATATGCACCTCGATGCGCTCTTCCCTTTGGTTGTAAAAATGTCCGTGCAGATACATGCTCCTTATATTTTGATGTTTGTTCCTTTTCTATTTATTCTCGTCTCGTTGGCAAGCACCGCCACAAGGTCTCTGCCTTTAACCTTCAGCTCGTACACACCGCCACCTCCGCCGCCATTATTACCGATAAGCGACTTCAATTTGTTCAGCGGTGCTATCACCTCCGGGTTGCTTTTCGCTCCAGCATACTCGCCCATCAGCGCCAAGGTCGGGCCATACACAATACCGCCGTTGGCGAATGGTGTCACGGCAACCGAAGCAACAAGCCCTTGCATCATGGCAATAAATCCAGCTGCGATGCCAGCACCAGCAAACGGAATGTAAGCGTGTGCAGCCATAAACTCTGAAGCTGCAAGTTCGCGGTACGCCATTGCCTCTGCCTTTACTGCCGCCATCGTAGCTACCGATGCCGCCACCTCTTCAGGGGCTGCCGCTACTTTTGCCGTAGCTGCTGTGGTAGCTGCCACTCCACTTGCAGCGGTCACAGTGTTGGAGACACCTGTTACGGCGGTCAAGGCCTGAATAATTGAGATGATGCCGTTGATGCCCTCATATATCTGAATGGCAGCATCGACGACGCCAGTAACCGTGGACCATGCGTCACGGTTGCCTTGCAGCGCATCGGTGAGCGAGGTGACACCATTGCCCACACCCTTGACCGTGCTCCACGACTTACCTAACGTGACATTGCTTTTGCGGATGCGCTTCTCGTAATCCTCGTAACTGCCGATGAGCTTCTGTATGGAGGCTCGCTGCGACTCGTCCATAGGACTTTTCGTGTCAGCCAACATATCCTGGAGTTCCTTGATGCGTTTCTTTACACCATCAAGCCCAATGGTTTTCAGTTCGAGGGTTAGCGTCTTGCCCTCCATACTGTCGAGCTTCGCCACTTCTTCCTCCATTTCGGGAATGCGCGTGAGTTGCTTCATGGCATCGCGTTTCTTCTCCAGTTCCAACACCGTGCGCTGTATGTCGTCAATCTCCGATGCGCTGGCGTTCTTCTGCTTGGTCTGGTAGTAGCTGATGGCATCATCCAGCGAACGGATGGTGTTCAGTCGGGAGATGTCCTCCGGCTTCTTCAGCTCATCAAGAGTGTCGTCCCATTTCTTCTTCAGGTCGTTAAGGGCATTTATCTGCTTCTGTATCTCGATGCGCTCTGTCTCTGTAGCGGTTTTCAACAAGTCTGTATAATACTGCAGTTCTTTTTCAAGCTGGCGGTATGTCTGTATCTTGTCTAAACCGACATCAACATGCGAACTGCGTTCAAACGCCGTTTTAAGGTCATTCAAACGCTGTATTTCAGCATCGATTACTGCAAGTTCACCGGCAGAGGCTTTCTCCCTCAATCCCTGTTGATAAGTGATTTCTGCATCGATGTCCTTCAGGGTTTTCAGTTCGGTGGGACGGCTTGCCGCATCCTGCAACTGCGTTATCGCATCCTGCTGCTTTTGCAAGGCTGCGATTTTCTTTGCATAAAGCGCAATGGTCTTGGTGTCTGTTCCGTTGGCAGTTTCCAGTTTGTTCTGGTAGTACTGGATGTTGTTGCCAAGTTCCTTGTAACTCGTGGCATTGGCGATAAGCTTCTTTCCGCTGTATTTGTCCTGGTTACCCGATTTACCACTGCCGTTTCCGCTGTCTGTTGAGGGGGCGTTCTGTTTCTTATTGTTCTTCAAGGCGGTCTGGGCGTTCGCAGTCTTTGCCTTGGTGTTCGCTTGCGTGGCCTTTGTGTTTTTCTCCAAATCCGCCGTCTGCCTTGCTGTGGTCTCGTCCTTTATGCCGAAGAACTTCTTCACCCATTCCCATGCCTTCTTTATTACGGCACTCGCTTTTTCGAATGCCTTGACAAGAAAGTCCCATACGGCTGATGCAATTTTCTTCACCGCTGCCCATACAGCATCACAGATATTGCGAAAGGTCTCACAGTTATTGTACGCCGCTATCAATGCACCCACAAGTGCCGCTATAGCCATCACGACAATACCGATGGGGTTGGCACTGAGCACAAAGTTCAGGGCTATCTGTGCCACCTTCCAAATGTTGGATGCGACAGCCACCACCTTTGCTGCAGCTGCTTGCGCAAGCGTGGCCACCTTCACAGCTTTCAGCCATGTCACCACGGTCTTGATGCCTGTACTGAGTTGCACCATGCTCATGAGAGCGGTGCCGCTGTTGGCTATCCATTCCACATAAGGGGCGGAGGTGCTGGCTATCGCTCCCGCCCAGTCCATCATGGCGTGCATCTGGTTGGCGAGTGTCTGCTTCAGGCTCTCGCCGGTCGATGCCATGTTGTCGAAGGCTGCGTCCATTTCTCCTGCGGAGTCGGCCATTGCCCCGATGTTCTGCGAGAACTTTTCTTTCTGCTCACCAGTCAGCGAACCGAGCAGACGCATGGCTTCGGCACTGCCGAACAATTGGCCGTAGATGGTCTGGCTGAGTTGCCCCGTCTTTGCCGCATACTCCTGTATGCTTGCGTCCAAGCCGAGCAGGAAGTTCTCCAGACCGCCCGCTGCCTGGATACTGGCTGCATTGAAACCGATGCCCATCTCGTTGGCTGCTTTCGTTGCCTCCGTCGATGGCTTGATGAGTGAGTTGAGCACGGCAGCCAACTGAGTGGATACTTCCGCCGTGTCACCAGTCACACCCGTTGTAGTGGCGAACACTGCCATCAGTTCGTCCATGGAGACACCAAGCTGAGATGCACTACCACTCACACGGGGCAATGCCTGCGCCAACTGCTCAAAGCTGGTCACACCGTTCTTGGCCGTCATCTGTATCTTGTCTTGGATGTTTCCTGCTTGATCCCATTCCAGACCATAGTTCTTGATGAGCGTGGAAGTAACGGTCACCGTCTCTCCCAAGTCCGCAATACCACCAACCGCACTACGGCTTGATTTGTTGAGGAACTCTATCCAGTTATCCTCGGGCACGCCATTGGATATAACCTGGTATAAGCCGTTGGCAAGTTCCTCACGCGCAAGCGGTATGGTCTTGCTCAGTTCCGTTATCTGTCCGGTCAACGCCTCGAACTCGTCGCCGCTCTTTCCTGCCATGGTGTTGGCACTGCGCATGGCGGTCTCGAAACTGTCGAATGGCTCGGCAAGTCCACCCACCATGTCGCTGAGGTCGCGGATCGAGCGGATGGCGGTGTCGAACACGAGGCTCTTGTCTGCCATCTCGCGCAGCTTGTTGCCCGTGTCCGTTGCGGTCTTGCCCACCTCGGAGAGTATGTCGTCAAGACCGTCGGCTTCCACCGTCAGCCGTTTCAGGATACCACCGTCCTCGCTCTTGATGTTGATTCTAAATTCTACTGCTTTTGCCATAGTCTTTGTTATTTCAGTCCGTAGCGTTGCTTGGCTGCCTCAAAACGTGCGTTGAACTCTTCCTTGCTCACCTCCTCACGCTCCGCCTTCTGCTCCTCGTCCCACGGAAACGGCAGGATGTCATGCGCACGGACGTTGCTTTTCGTGTAAGGCGAGATGGCGAACAGGGCCAATACCCTCGTGCGCTCCCATTCGTTGCGCTCCGCATCACGCCTGGCTTCCGCCCAACGCTCCCATGCCTTGTAAAACTCAAAAGGGGTGCATCGTTCAAAGTCTTCTCTGCTCATCCCGATGCACCCCAGTGCCATGCCCAACAGTTCCTCGACACTTACTTCTTTTCCGTCTGGGCTGCCGTTTTTTTTTCTTCTCCGCCCATGTCCTCGTAAAAGGAGTTTGCCGCATCGGGCTCCATGAGGTCGGCAAAGGTCTCGAAGTCGTAGTCAAACGCCACCTTGTCGGCATTGCACGCGCTCTTCACGCAGCAGTACACAAACAGCACAAGCTCGGAGATATTGGTTTTCTCCAACTTGCTCACGTCCTTGCCGCTCTCGTTCTTGAAGCGCACCATCGCGCCCATGGTAACACGGCAGGGGTATTCATTGCCGCCTACCTTGATTTTTGTCTTTTTCATACGCTATGCTGTTTTTATTCTCCGCCTGATACTGTGGCGGTGTCGGTGATACCTGTGCCCACTTTCTCCACCTTGCCGCAGTTCTGGAGCGTCAGCGAGTATTTCGCATCGTCTCCTGCCTGTGCGTCGAGGTCAAGGGCGGTGATAAGATACTTGCCCTTGTAGCCACCAGTGGACTTGCCTGTGCGCTTGTCGCCCTCACGGAGGTTGTATGCAGCCTCCACCGGATCGCCCTTCAGCATTGCGTCCTTCAACTGGTCATACGATGGAACCTCGTCCGTGCCGTCCGTAAGCACCACGCCGTCAGCGGTAATCTGTTCGGAGAAACTCTTGATGTACGACTCCTTCCACTTGCCACCCGATGCTTCCTTTGTAACACGCTCGCCGGTCTCCGCTGATGTGGAAACCTTACAGCCGGTGGAAAAGCCGAGGGCATTGGCACCCATGGAAAGGATGAGGTCGGTTCCGTCTAAAACACTTTTTGCCATATCTTTCTTGTTGTGATTGTTAATACTATGCCGGTCGCCACTCCGACGATAAAGGCGATGAGAAGC